TGAAACGGGTATGAATCCATATAGTGGTTTGCTTGATATGTATGAAAAAGCAGGCATATTAACCAAAGAAGGCAATCGTTTAAGTTATACTACTGATGACGGAGAAATCTTAAAGATGTTCCGTAAAGGTTGGGAAAGTAATGAAGATGGTTGTTTAGATAAGGTTATGAGTGAGTATACTTCAAAATCAAAATTAACGATAAGTACATCTTCAGAAGGAGAACCTGCAGAATGAGTTTAACCGTAATTACAGAAGTTTGGGATGCGTTGCGTGATTATATTGATATGAGCGAACGCGGCGAGGCCGCAGATACACTAGTAAACTATCTAATGGATAGTAATTATGAAGTAGATGACATTAAAGATGCCTTCAAAGACAAAGATATTACTAAGGCTTTGAAAGGTTATGCCGAGCAACACTTCCAAGAAGAAGAATACGAAGACGAAGACGCTGACGAAGACCAAGATGAAGATTGGGATTAAATGTCAAACTGGTATACACGTGTAAGTAACGACTTAAGCGTAATACCGGACTTCATGTCAGCATACGAGGCAGAATTAATTTCTGCTAAAAGTGACGTAAAGATATCAGGCAATGTTGAAAAACTTATTGCCGGTATCCCGGGTATTACCGAACATCGTTTCAACCAACTACAAGAAATCGAGGCAGTATTAAACTACCTTAATATTCAATTACGGAAAATACGCCGAAAACATTTTCAAAAATACTTAGAGGCGTATAATAGAGTATTGACTAGCCGTGATGCTGAAAAGTATGTAGACGGTGAGCAAGAAGTTGTTGACTTTGAGACTATCATTAATGAAGTTGCCTTACTACGTAATCGTTGGTTAGGTATATTAAAAGGTCTTGAAGCCAAGCAATGGCAAATGGGCCATATTGTCAGACTAAGAACTGCTGGTATGGAAGATGTAACATTATGACTTATCAATACAAAGGTCGTGGCATGGTTCAAATAACAGGAAATAAACAGATGAATACTCAACCTATTCCATCTATTTCAATCACCAGTACCAATCCAAGTTCTTGGCCAAGTACTTCAGGATCAGGTAGTGTAACATTAGGACAGGGTCTTGGTAGTGGAATGTACGCTGGTATTCATGCACAGTCTTTAGATGACCTATTCAATACCCACTATAAGAAACAAGAAATATACGAATTTGAAGAAGATATATTAGCAATTAGTTGTGCGTGGAAACGTCAACGTGATGATAGTCCTGCTGAATACAGATATAGTAAAATGACAGATAGAAAATTGTTTGATAGCGTGACTTTTGATGATAGAGAATCTGCAAAAACGGTTCGTGATTATTATAGTAAAAAGATAATGATGCTAACACTAAAAGGTCAACCATTAACAAATTTCAGAAAAGACCTAAATACTTTTGTACACAGTGATGTGAATCGTGCTACAGAAGAATTGTTCCCACTCATTTATAAGCTACCTGACTTTTATGAATATGATGTTAAAATTGATGAAATCAAAACATCTATCGAAAATAGATTGAAGGGTGTTAAATTAGAAAGAATGAACGGAAAACAATCTAGTTTTGAATTGACACCTATTACTAGTGTGAAAAAACACAATAAAAGAATGAAGGTAATAGAGTATTGGTTTAGTGAAAAAAGTAATACTATTTCACTAATTCAATTAGAACCTAAAAATCCATTATTACACATATGGGACGATATGTTTAATAGTAAAAAAGTATTACAAATTTCAGGTACATCCTTTGTTAAATCCATGGATGATTTTGAATACTTAAGTATTAAGAACTGGAAACTGTCCGAAATTTGACAATAAATGGACATTGTGCTATACTATGTCTATAGATTGATTAAAGGAGTTCAAATGCTTACTGAAAAACAGATTTTAGAACTAGTTACAAAAGTGTTGCAGAAAAACAACATTGCTAGTTTTACATCAGGATGCTTGTTTGTTGAATGTAATGAAAATGAAGCCCGCAAAGTGTATCACACACTAAGCAAAGAATTTGGTCTTGGAACAGTTGGAATCAGTGGTCCAATCCAAGGTGAGTATGCATTTGATATTTGACAATAAATCAAATTGGGTATATAATAGAGTCTTGTTCAGTTAATCAAAGGGAGTCTTAATGTCTAGCAAAGTTCGCATTGTGTCAGGGTCATATCGTAAACAAGCAGTAAGCAATCAAGTTTTTACTCTTGTCAAGGGTTACCAAGTTGGTGCTAAAGGTGGTTTTGTGACAGTAAAGAATGAAGGTCAATTTAACATTAACATTGAAGAGGTGCGTGTGTTAGTAGAAGATATGAATAAAATCGAATTTGTAGAAGGTGATGCTACACCAACTGTAGCACAAACACCAGTTGCTACACCTGTTGAAACTGATGAAGAGGCAATGGACCGTATCGCATCACGTTTTGCAATTTTAGATGAAATGTCTAAGGCATGTATCAATACTGATATTCGTGCTATGATTGTTTCAGGCCCTCCGGGCGTAGGCAAGTCATTTGGTGTAGAACAACAAATGGAAAAAGCAAGTTTGTTTGACAAAATTGCAGGCAAGAAAACACGATTCAATATTGTAAAAGGTGCTATGTCAGGCATTGGCTTGTTTGCAACATTGTACAAATATTCTGATGCTAAAAATGTTTTAGTGTTTGACGATTGTGATGTGTGGGAAGACCCTGACGCATTGAACGTACTCAAAGGTGCTCTTGATTCAGGCAAAACACGTAGAATCAGTTGGAATAAAGATTCACGTATTTTACGTGAAGAAGGTATTCCTAATACTTTCAATTTCAATGGCTCTGTAATCTTTATTACAAACTTGAATTTTAACGACAAACGTAGTAACAAAATCAAGGCTCACTTGGATGCATTACAAAGTCGTTGTCACTATCTTGATTTGACAGTCAATAGTGAACGTGACAAAATGTTGCGTATCAAACAAGTACACCGTGATAGTGATTTGTTTGCACGTTATGAGTTTGAAAGTTATGTTGCCGATGAAATTTTCAACTTCATGTGGGAACACAAAACAAACTTGCGTGAAATCAGTTTGCGTATGTGTTTGAAAATTGCAGACTTAGTTAAGATTAGTCCAACAAACTGGAGAGAGTTTGCGAAAGCAACGTGTGTGAAGCCTACGTAATGGCTTCTAATAGAACTTATAGGGGACTTTGTGTCCCCTTTTTTTACCTATCTACTTGAGTTTTGCACTTGATAAGTATATAATATTAGTATGCAAGTATTGAAACCTACAACTAAAGAACAGTTAATCCATTATTTGGTTAACCACATTAGTTTAGGTACCTACGATAAAAAGTTTTTAAGTAATGTTTATGAAACTAATAAACCATTGACTACTAACCAAAATGAATTGTTAGATAAAATTGTTTTGCGTTATAATAAACAATTTGCAAAGAAGGAATTAGTAGCAACGGAGTTAGTACATCTACCATGGACACGTCCTCTTATTGTTAGTAGTCCTCAATATACAGAGGCACATATATCTACTAAAGATGATACTATTTGTATACGAACTCCCTACAAGAAAGATTACATATTAAAATTAAAGGATTCAAAATATCCTATCGTATGGGATCGGGAAGAACGTGTTTGGTATACTGATTATTGTGCAATAACATTAAAGTATGTGATAGAACAAACTGAAGATCATTTCAATGCAGTAAACTATAGTGAGGATATAAAGGAAGTTATTGACCAACTAGCCGACTACGAAAACTATAAATATTGGGATCCCACATTAACCTATATTAATGATAGGTGCTATCTGGCATCTAGCAATGAATTCTTATATAATGCAGTACATGAATTATTAGAATCTATAACCTTACACACACTTACTAAACTAGTTAGATACGGTATTAATATAGATGATAATGTAATAAGCAATTTACCGTATGACAAAGAATTGGTTTCGTTCGCAATAGAAACACAACCTACATTAGAGGCTGATGACATAATAACATTAGTAGAATACTTAGTAAAGATTGAATGTGATTTGATTGTAGTGTATAATTCTGCATACTTTGCAAAGTTCTTAACGGCAGAACTGGCTGACATGCTAGTAGACAATAATATCAAACTAATGATTGTTGACAGATATCAACCCTATGATATTCAAGAAATCAACAAATATCGGTGTACTGTGTTCTTGACTAACAGCATGAGAACTGATAGTATTAGTAGTATTTTTACAGACAAGATAATACATTTAGTCAACAGCAAAGCACCACAAAAAGTAAAGATTATGTATGAAGCAATGTAAATTAGTAATTAAGGATGAGGTTAATGTAAAGATTGAGGGTTTAGATTTACCTGATAGAAAAGCATTGATGAAGAAGTTTGAATATGAGAAGCCAGGTGCGAGGTATCTGCCAAGTGTCCGACTTGGTCGTTGGAACGGAAAGATAAGTTATTTTAGTTTAGGTGGTTCAACTTATGTTAATCTATTACCTGAGATTCTTCCTTACTTAGAACAAGTAGGATACGATGTTGAACTAGAGGATTTAAGAACATACAGTACAGTTTTCAATTTTAAACAAATTGAAGAAGGTACCTTTAGTAATCATTGTTGGCCGAAAGGTCATCCTAAAGCAGGTGATCCTGTTATGTTCCGTGACTATCAACTAACAGTAGTTAACGAGTTTTTAGCCAATCCACAATCAATACAAGAAATTGCAACTGGTGCAGGTAAAACATTAATGACCGCGGCACTGAGTTATAGTATACAAGATTATGGTCGTAGTATTGTTATCGTTCCTAACAAGAGTTTAGTTGTACAAACAGAAGCCGATTATATTAATCTAGGATTAGATGTT